TTATGTTATTCTATGATTCAGAGTTCGGTTCACCACAATCTTATTTTGAAGCATTTGATGTTGATGTTGAACGCGTACTTCATACGCCAATCACTAACGTAGAAGAACTTAAATTTGATTTAATTAGTCAGCTAGAAAATATCGAACGTGGCGATCACGTTATTATTGTTATAGATTCTATTGGTAATCTTGCTTCTAAGAAAGAACTTGAAGATGCTATCAATGAAAAATCTGTTGCAGATATGTCACGTGCTAAAGCTTTGAAAGGTCTATTTAGGATGTGTACACCGTATCTTACCATGAAAGATATTCCATTACTTGCTGTTAATCACACATATAAGGAAATCGGATTATTTCCTAAAGATGTTGTTGGCGGTGGTACCGGTATATACTATTCAGCTGATACAATCTGGATTCTTGGTAGACAGCAAGATAAACAGGGTACAGAAATTATTGGTTACAACTTTGTAATCAATGTAGAAAAATCCCGTTATGTGAAAGAAAAATCTAAAGTACCTATTACTGTATCATGGGAAGGTGGCGTAGAAAAATATTCTGGCCTAATCGATGTTGCTATGGCTGGTGGTTTTGTTGTTAAACCGTCTAATGGTTGGTATCAAAAAGTAAATAAAGATACTGGTGAAATGATTGAGCCAAAGGCACGATTAAAAGACACTTTAACAGAAGATTTTTGGTCAGATATTTTATCTAATGAACAATTCAAACAATTCGTAAAGAAACATTATACAATTGGCTATAGATCAGAAATTGAAGGAGATGTTGTACAAGAGGACGAAAATAGTGTATAATATATCAAAAGCTGATTATGATGTTGTGTCGATATTAGAAACAAATCATGACTCAATAAAAATTGTAACTGGTAAATACTCCGGAACTATTGTAACTTTTGATAATGTTTTATTAACAGAACCAACAAATGGACAAGAGAGCGCTAAGCTCTCTTTCCATTATGTAGTAAATGAATCTTACCTTGATGAAGAAGATTTGGAAACAAATGATTTTAAACAATATCTTGGTGAGTTATTAGAATATATTATGTGGTCTTCAATCGAAGAAGAAAATTTTAAAGTAGGAAAAATTAATGATTCAAACAATGATTCTAAAGAATCTACTGGAAAATGATAACTATACCCGTAAAGTTATTCCTTTTCTTAAAAAAGATTACTTTGAAGGACAAAGTAAAATAATATTTGATCTTATTTTAAATTATGTTGCTAAATACAATAAGTTACCTACGCCTGAAATTCTAAAAATAGAAGTTGATACTATTAATATGAGTGATGAACAATATCGCTCTACTTTAGAATCAATTGAAGAAATCCAAAAAGAAACACAAAAAGTTGATGATACTTGGTTACTTGATAATACTGAAAAGTGGTGTCAAGATCGAGCTATATATTTGGCTATTATGAAATCTATTCAGATCATTGACGGTAAAGATCAACAGTTAAGTAAAAACGCATTACCTGAATTATTATCAGATGCTTTATCTGTTTCCTTTGATCGTAATATCGGCCATGACTATATTGACAATGCTGAAAATAGATTTGAATTCTATCATAAAGTAGAAGAAAGAATTCCATTTGATCTAGAATACTTTAATACTATAACTAAAGGTGGATTGCCAAAGAAAACTTTAAATATTATTCTTGCAGGTACTGGCGTAGGTAAGTCTTTGTTTATGTGCCATCAAGCTGCAGCTTGTTTAAATATGGGTAAGAATGTTCTTTATATTACTATGGAAATGGCAGAAGAGCGTATTGCTGAACGTATCGATGCCAACCTAATGAATGTAACAATCGATCAACTTGAAAACCTTGATCGTAAAACGTTTGATAATAAAATTTCAAATATTGTTAATAAAACAACTGGCAAATTGATTATCAAAGAATACCCAACTGGCGCTGCTCATGTTGGTCATTTTAGGGCTTTATTAAAAGAACTAAATATGAAAAAGAACTTTAAGCCTGATATTATCTTTGTTGATTACTTAAATATTTGTGCTTCGTCTAGAATAAAAGGTCTTGGTGGTTCTATTAATACATATTCTTATATTAAAACAATTGCTGAAGAATTACGCGGTTTAGCTGTAGAATTTAATGTACCAATCATATCAGCAACACAAACAACAAGATCGGGTTATTCTAATTCTGATGTTGGACTTGAAGATACTTCTGAATCTTTTGGTTTGCCAGCAACAGCTGATTTAATGTTTGCTCTGATATCAAATGAAGAATTAAATACTCTAGGACAAATAATGGTTAAGCAATTGAAGAATAGATATAATGATCCTAATGCAAATAAAAGATTTGTAATCGGAGTTGATAGGGCTAAAATGAGATTATTTGATGTAGAAGCTTCTGCTCAAAGTGTAATTGGAACTTCTTCTGATGAAGTGAGCGCAGCAAAATATGAGGATTTTAAAGTATGACGTCAGTAAAACTAATTAGTTATTCACAATTAGCAGATAATCCGGAAAATGATTATCTTAATAATCCGGATAGATCGTTTACAGATATAATTGCATATTGTGCTCGTGTTTCTAATCCATCAAATCAGAATAATTCCGAGACCAATGAAAAGCTTATTAAGTATCTGATAAAAAATAAGCATTGGTCACCACTAGAAATGGTATCTGTTTGTATTGAGATTATGACAACTCGTGATATTGCTCGTCAAATACTTCGACATCGTTCATTTTCATTTCAAGAGTTTTCTCAGCGATATGCTGATCCAACTGAAGATATGAATTTTATTCAGCGTATCGCTAGATTACAAGATCCAGATAATCGTCAAAACTCTATTGAAACAGATAATAACGATTTAAAAATCAATTGGTTAATGAAACAATCGATGATTATAAATGAAGCTAAAATTGCTTATAAGTGGGCTATTGAAAATGGTATTGCTAAGGAACAAGCAAGATCCGTATTACCTGAAGGTAATACTTTTAGCAGAATGTACGTGAACGGTACATTACGTTCTTGGGTACATTATATCGAATTGCGTTCTGCAAATGGAACACAAAAGGAACACATGGAAGTAGCAATTAAATGCGCTAATCAAATAGCTAGAATATTTCCAATGATAAATGAATTATATAACAAAGGTATATGATATGACACAGATCTCTACATACTATAAAGATAACACTCATGAAACAGCTGTTGTTGTAAAAGAAAATGATAATTGTTTTGCAATTGAATATTATAATGAAATTGGTACGCAAATTTATAAAGAAAGATTTGAAGGTAAAGCTCTTGGATACGTAGAAGATGCTTGCGAAAATTGGGTACTTGGAATTAAAAAAATTCCATGAGAGCCCATGTAATTGGAAATGGTTTTTCATGGAAATTTTTTAAAAAAATAGAAGAATCTGATTTTGTACTTGGCTGTAATAATCCAAACGTAAAAGTTGATGCTACTGTCATACTAGATCTTAGATTCTTCTATAAAGTATTACAAAGAATCGATCCAATTATACTAGATTGTCCAATTATTACAAATAATAAATGTAAAAAAACCTATGAAAATCCTAAATACCATTATTGTAAAGATAAAATTATTATAAAGGATGTATATAGCGTTTCTGAGAAATTTAAACGCTCATATGATTTACCATCAAATAAATCTGGTTTAAATTCTGCTCACTTTGGAACATTATGGCTTATTGAAAATGGTTATGATGAGATCCATGTGTGGGGATGTAATTCTATATTTGAATATAGTTTTCTTTCAACAACTGATTCTATAGTAGAAGCAGATTATAAGTCTGAAGTAAATAAATCCCACATTGATATATGGAGAAAAAACTGGGAATTAATAAATACTATATACCCAAATATTAATCTAATATATCACGATAAGGAATAAAAATGTTTTTAGAAAATTGGATGCTAGTAGTTATAGGCTTATGGTGGTTAGGATCAACCTATCATATTTCACGTAATGCTCGTATACAAGGTGTTACTATTGGCATAAATTATACTCTTGATATTTTAGATTATGAAGGAAATGAGAAAATAGAAGCTATAAATAAAATAAGGAAATTTTTAAACGAAGAATAAGGAAGGCTAATATGTATGAATATCGGTGCAAAGTTATTAGGGTTATTGATGGTGACACTGTGGATATTGACATTGATCTTGGTTTCGATGTTGTTCTTTCTGGTCAACGTGTTAGATTACACGGTATTGATACTCCGGAATCTCGTACGTCTGATAAAATCGAAAAGCAGTATGGCATTTTGGCAAAAGACTATCTAAAATCGTTTCTACACCCTGGCGAAAGTGCAATATTAAGAACTATACGTGAAAAAGACGGTGATGATGCTAGAGGTAAATTCGGTAGAATACTTGGTGACTTTATAGTATACGATTCAAAGAAAGATGCTCATCGTTCAGTAAATGAAATGATGATTGAATACGGATATGCTGTAGCTTATCATGGTCAGTCAAAAGATGATGTTCAACAGCAGCACATGGAAAATAGAAAACTACTTAAAGAAACTATCGGATTTGTGGCTGAAGGTTTGGATGCAGCTATTTGGCCTGCTGGTGTAAGAATTCCATAAGTTATTGATTTCTATATAAAAATATATTTTCTTTTAAAACAACCACTTAGGATAATAAACGCTTAAGTGGTTGTTTTTTATACGGAAAATAAATTGTACTTTTATAGTTACCTATAGTAAAATATTACTGTCAGTTAATAAAAGGAACACATATGAAAGTTATGGTTAGTAATGGTTATATAACACGTACGTTTGAATCAGAGGAATCTGCTATTAAGTTCTTTGGTTTAGAAGAATATGAAGCTATCCGCGACGGAATACATTCTCAATATACACTACGGTATATTCGATGAAATATTATAAATTTCCAAATCCTACATCTGAAGTTGGTATTTTAATAAAAAGACGCCGACTTCAGATGTTAATTCATTCATGCATCTATTATGAATTAGATGATAATATTATCGGTGATCATTTGTTTGATAAATGGGCTATAGAATTAGCGCAACTCCTTAAGGATCATCCAGACGCTTATTCTGATAGATTTGATTCCTACTTTGAAGGATGGAATGGATCTTCTGGTTATAATCTACCGCATCGCGATCCATGGGTCTTAGAAAAAGCAAATACCGTTTTAAGGAATTCTAAGTCGTGATTACATTGTATTATGAAGGATATAACAATAAAGCCGAAAGAAAAATTATTGAATCGGCTGCTTTATTTGCTTCAAATAAATTGTTCCCTAGGCATAAAGTATCAGTCACGATTATACTTGTCAATAATCTACATAAAAAAGAAAACATACAGGGCGACGTTATATATGAAGACTGTGGCTCTAGGCCTAGAGATTTTACAATACGTCTTCATAAAGGCATGGATGAGGCTGAATTAGCAACATTGATTTTTCATGAGTTTGTCCATATAAAACAATATATCCGTAAAGAATTAGTATTTAAATATGATTCTAAGCTAGCAAAATATAAAATATATTTTAAAGGTAAAGATGTAAGTAATATTAAATACTGGGATTTACCTTATGAAAAAGAAGCATATAAATTACAGGAAAAGCTATATAAACAATATCTGAATTCTATAAACCTATAAATATTAATAAACAACTTGGATTCTTACTGTGTTAAAATTTAAGGAATATATTTCAGAAATGTACTCATTCTTTCCAAAATCGGTGGATGAAATCGATAAACAGCTATCTAATTTTCCTGATCAAAATCGTAAAGAAATAATGGGTATATTTTCTTTCTTAAGAAAGAAAGTCAATAAACTTGAAACGCCAATTAATATTGATCTTAAAAAACCTGGATTAATTAATATATCTAGAGAGCTTAACGGCGTAGTTGATATAAAAGATATTATTTCTGCAGTTGGCGTTACTAAAGTTAAGATGAAATATGGTAATGGTTCATCTGGTAATCGTGGAGCAAATAATCGTGGTAACTTATTTGAAACTCAATTTGCAGAAGCATTATTAGCATGGTGGGATGGTGAAAAAATAGACGATTCAAACACTGCAGCAGCTATTGAAGATCTAAATAAAACTTATAACTTATCAAAATCAAAAAAGTTTATTGTAAGTATTGAGGGTGGTGAAAATACTAGACGTCCTTTACAGTTTACTGGTACTAGTATAACCCTTGATAATCCAAAAGGATCTGGTAATGATGTTGGTAAATCACTTACTGACATTACTGTTACAACAGATAAAGGTCCAATTTATCTTAGTTTAAAACTTGGTGGAACAACAACGTTTTTCAATGTTGGTGTTAAAACTATTCTTACAAAATCTGAAATTCAAGCAGGCGATATACGTAATAAAAATGGATTAATGCTTCTTAATATGTTTGGCATAGATCCTATACTATTTTGTGAAGTTTTTAACGGAAAACTTAAGAAAGGTATTGTGGATAAGAATGCAAAATATAATAAGGCTGGTATTAGCAAGCTCCTTCAATCTGGTATAGGATATAATTATCACGTTATCCATAAGATGGGTAAAACCATTTTAAGCAAAAACATGACCCAACAAGCTATGAAGAAAGCAGCTACTATTGGATCAAGTATTACTGTTTATTACGGTGGTAAAACTGGTACTGGCAAAAGAGTCGATGTAGAATTCGAATCTGCTTCCTATAAATTTAAAATAAATATTCGAGATACACAGGGTACTGACGGTTATCCAACACGTATGATGTGTGACTTTACACATAAGTAGAATATTATGAAAGAATTTAAGAATTACTTAAAAGAAGAAAAAAATACTCATATGACTCACATAGAGGATCAGATAATCTATGGTGGGGTCAAAGGCGCACGCGATGCTATTTTAGCTTTACGTTCTTTACGTGATATGTTAGCAGGTAATGCTAAGTCTCCTACAGACGTTACTGTTAAATGGGACGGTGCACCAGCAGTATTTGCTGGAACAGATCCATCTGATGGGCAATTCTTTGTAGCTAAGAAAGGCATATTTAATAAGAATGCCAAGGTTTATAAGTCACACGCAGATATTGAAGCAGATACTTCTGGCGATTTAACAGCTAAATTAAAAATAGCATTTGACGAATTAAGTAAGATAGGTATCGTTGGAATAGTTCAAGGCGATATTATGTTTACAAAATCTGATTTAAAATCAGAAACAATCGATGGACAAAGGTATATAACCTTTCATCCTAATACAATTGTTTATGCAGTTCCTGCAAATTCAGATGAAGCTAAAACAATTAAGAAAGCAAATATCGGTATTGTATTCCATACTTCTTATGCTGGTTCTTCATTTGAAACACTGAAAGCTTCTTATGGCGTTGACGTATCTAAGTTTAAGTCTACGTCAACTTTATGGGCTAAATCAGCTACTTTAAAAGATTTGTCTGGTACAGTTACATTCACTAAGAAAGACACAGATGAGATTACTAAAATCTTATCAGATGCTGGTACTATCTTTAGAGCTATATCATCTACTACACTTAAGCAAATTCAAGATAATAGAGAGTTTGCTCAAATGATAGAAACTTTTAATAATACTTTTGTACGTAATAAACAATCTATTACAAATACTACAGCACATGTAAATAATTTAATTAAATGGATATCAGATCGTTATAATAAAGAAGCTTCTAAGAGAAGGTCAGAAAAAGGCAAACTGGCTCAATATCAAAAAAGGGATAGTGTTTTATCTTTTTTTAGTCAAGAAAATAAAAAGAATTTAAAATTATTATTCGATTTACAACAAA